TGCTACCGAATTTGCATCTAAACAAAAATCAAGAAAACATAATTTTAAAATAGGAAAGGTTAAAGATTGGTTTTATGACAAAAGAAAAAAAACAGAAACCGAAAAAGTTTAGTTGGAAAGAACATGATAAATGGCTTAATCAATTTAGATCGCCAATTGTTTATCCAGAAGTTAAACCAACAAAACGTAAACTTAATAAATAAAATTTGTTGTACACAAATAGGTAAGTTAGAACCTGTTGTAATTAGGCTCTAGACTTTAATTACAGCTAAAGTCCTACTTATATCCCCCTCGAATGAGGGGGATTGATTAACCGAAAAGAAAGAAAGAGGTCTTATGCAAACAAATACACAAATACAACAAGATGATCTACTCACAATAGATCCAAGTGCGTATTTTGAAGTACAGAAAAAACAACTTTATTATAATGATGAAGTTAACGCAGGTACTGAAGATTTTAATAAACCAGTAAATAGATATGCTCTTGTAAGAAAAGATAATGGTAAACTATTAGGTATACATTCTGACGATTATATTGTCAGACCTTATTCTGATTTAGCAGAAAAAGTTAATGATGTAATACTTGATGCAATACCAGATATAAATAAATGGCAAATAACTACAGAAGATTATGTTTATGCAGATGGTAAAAAGTTTAGACGTAATATAAACTTTTGGAATAGACAAATCTATTTAGATTCTCATGAACGTGCTAACGAATGTATTATTCCACAAGTTAGAATTTATTCATCACTTGATGGTCAATGGGGACAGCAGATTATGTTTTCATCTATTTATATGTGGTGTTTAAATGGTATGGTTAGACCAGATTGGACTTTTACTGTTTATAATAAACATAGTTCCAAACAGGATATAACTTACAGTGTTGCTGAATTTCGTGATGGTTTAGAAAGCCATAAAGAAATGGGCAACGAAATGTTTAAAATGATGCAAAAGAAAGTGAGGCAAAACGATGTTACAGAACTATTCAGAAAAACATTGGCTAACAATCGTAAAACAAATCTCGATATCGATAACAACAGTATCATTGTCATGCGTGATTTGGACTCTTTATGGGGTAAGTATGTTGCTAAATATGGCAATACTCTTTTTGCGGTTTATCAAACAGCGACTGACTGGGCAACACACCCAATCACCAGAGGAGCTATTTACAATGTTTCGAGAAAAAGAGAAAAACAAGTAGCAGAGATGATGAACTCTGACTATTGGGAAGGAATGTATAATGGCTAATTGTTTTTATCATAGCCAATCAAGTGTTAAAAAATGGGGTGGTAGTATAAACGACTACCAACCCATACACGATTGGATGGATGAGAGTAAAAAACTTACTTCTCATTTTGCACACAGAGCTTTGAGGCATCATGCAGAAGGATGTTTTGCTGCCGAAAAAGAGTTTGGTCATACAATCACTAACAGTGATGGTAAACAAATACCAGTAAGACTAATAGTAGAAAAACATATTATCGAAGATTTAGGTTTTATACCTAGCTTTGATGATTGGATTAAAAATGTAAGAATAGCATCATGGATGCGGAAAGGACAACATAAATTATGATAGGTGAAAATATTAAATTAATTGGTCAATATATTGATCATAGTACAAACCACAAAGATTGGTGGACAGAATATAAAAAAGGCGAAAGTTTTTCTTTACAAATTAAAAAGAAAAATGCTTTGCCATTAAAACAAGTATACAAAAAAATGTATGATGATGGAATACATTATATCAGATTACATTTTGAAGGTGGTCATGATGAAGGTGGTTTTGATGAAAATTTTGTATTTATGGACAAAGATAAATCAAATATAGATATAACAGATATATCAAAATATACACCAGATGGATGGATTACACAATATATTCCATTAGTTTATGAAAATGAAACTAAAAATATAATTCAAGTATTTGAATTAGAAAAAACAAATTATACAGATTTTAAAATAGATCAACATTGGTTAGAACAAAAATGGTATGATTTTGGATTTTTAGAAGAATGGGGTTCATTTGCATTTGAAGGTCATGTTAGTGGTTATGTAACTGTACATACTAAAGATGGTACATACAATGTAGATTGTAGTGAATCTCATGAAACATGGGAAGATAAATCATTTGATGGTAAAATGTTTGAGGAGGAAAATGAATCTAAATGATATTGAAGAAGCTTTATTGTATTTAGCAAATACAGATGAAATACATGCAGAATTAACTGCAGCTCAAGAATCTATGAAAGATACCGAAAAACATATTAAAGGTAAATCTGTAATAGAATCAGAACTATCTGTATCAAAAGCTGAACATAATTTTTATGCAAGTAAAGAATTTATAGAATTTTTAAAAGTAAAAAAAGATTCACTAAAAGCTTTACAAGATTGTAAAAATAAGCGACAAACTGCTATATATAAAATAGAAGTTTGGAGAACATTAGAAGCTTCAAGGAGAAAAGGTAATGTCTAAAACATATTTAAAACCATCTGATCATGCAATAGTAAAATTGTATACAGATAGAGAACATGATATATACAATGCAGGATTTAAAGATGCTAAAGAAAGAAATAAAACTATCTTTAAATTTATACCAAATAATAAACCAATTCATAATGAAAAAGTATATGATATTATAATAGATAAAGTTTGTGTTTGGTTTCAAATTAAAAAATCTGAATTATTTAGCACAATGCGACAGCAATATTTAGTGCTGCCGAGATCAATGGCAATTAATTTATTAAGAGAATGTACAGCATTTTCTTTGCCACAATTAGGTAATCTAACAGGTAAAGATCATACAAGTATATTATATCATGTACAATTAAGACTTAATAAAAAAAATTATTGGTCAATTGATAACAATCATGCAATATTTAATCAACTTAAAAAGGATATAAATGAAACCTGTAGATAATTTAAATCATAGTAAAATTCAAAAAAATCTTAAAAGATTAAGAAAAAAATCTAAATTAACTCAATCAGATGTAGCTGTTGTAATTGGTGTAACATATCAACAAATACAAAAATTTGAAAATGGAATAAACCGAATATTTGCACATCAATTGTTAGATATTTGTGATAAATTTCATTGGGATTTAAACGAATTTAAAGCATCAGAGTAATCTGTGTAAGACTTTAATAGTTAGCGAAAACCATGGTATGCTAATGACCCCAATTGCGTTGCTATTTTACTATGTTTCAAGCAACGCACATTGGGTGTTGACATTTATAAATTTGTGCGTATGCTTTAAATATGGCAAATCAAGAAGCATTAGGCCCGATATTTCATAATCAAGTAATACCGCAATTTGTGGTAGCACGAAAATCAAAAGGAATATCACAATTAGAAATGGATGAAATCTTAGGGGTAGCTAAAGGATTAGTTTCTAAATGGGAATGTGGAATAAGAAAACCAAGTGGTTGGTTATTCTGCTGCTGGGCAGATGCTTTAGATATGCAAATAACATTAACTCCAAAGGTGCAAAAACAATGACAATAAATCCAGACTTTAATCCACATGAGATTACAAATGATCCTATTGTAAATGAAGTTATCACTAAAATAGTTGATAGACATATGCAAGGTATGGAAAAATTTGGTAAAACAATGGATTCTAATGATAGACCTTTAGATGAATGGACAGAAGAAACTATTGAAGAATTAATAGATGCTATCCATTATCTTGTAAAAGCAAGATCTATTATTAAGAAATTTAAGCTTAAAGAAAAAGAGCTTGATGCCATGTTAACTAAATTTAAAGAGGGAACATTTGTAAATGATAAAGAATCTCAAACGTAAAGTTAATATAGATTATTCAGCTCCCCATAATAGACAAATGCTGTTTCGTATGCGTTTGCTTAAATTTTATAAACAAATAGAATACGATGATGATATTTATGTTAAGACAGCAACAAAAATATTAAATGGTACACTTCCTTGGAAGTATGTAAATGAAATAGAAAAGTTGAGGTTAAAAAATGAAAAACAAAAGAAAGAAAAATGGAAAAAACTTCAAGAAACAAAAGCCGAAAGTCTTGGTCTTAAAGTTAGATCCATTGTCAATAAATATAAAAGATAAATATTATTTTAAAATTGGAGGTACAATTTGACAGAGTTTGATAGAAATCAAGGTTTAGGTGGATCTGATGCAACAAGATTATACCAAGGTGAATGGTATGAACTGTGGCAAGAAAAAACAGGTGCTACCGAACCTGCAGATTTATCTGATGTGTTACCTGTACAGATGGGAATACATACAGAAAGTTTTAATATAGATTGGTTTACAAAACAAACTGGATTAGAAGTTCATGGAAAACAAGAAACTTTTTTTCATCCAAAATATAAATTTATGTATGCTCATGTAGATGGATTAATTATGCCTAATCCTAAAAATAAAGAAGATATGAAAATAGGAGTATCTATTTTAGAATGTAAACATACAAATGCATTTAGTAATCCAAAAAAGATTGCTGATAAATATAAAGCACAAATACAACATTACTTAATGTGTGCATCTGCTAAAAGATGTTATGTGTCAGTATTTTTTGGTAATATGAAATATGAAGTTATGGAAATAACTGAAGATAAAGATTTTCAAGATCAATTAGAAAATGCAGAAATATTATTTTGGCATTTTGTGCAAAAGAAAAAAGCACCACCAGAATATATTGGTTTTGAAAATTTTAACAGTAAGGAGTTTACAAATGGAGAAACAATCATACCCATACTCCCCAGGGAGTAAAGAAAATGGTACATCATTAGAAGCTGCTGAATTAATTAAAGCAGGTGCTGAAACTATAAGAGTTAAAGTATATGATGTAATATGTAATAAGGGTAATTTTGGTGCAACTTCAGATGAGGTTGCTGAATTATTAAACTTAAGTCCTTTTACAGTTAGACCAAGAGTAACTGAGTTATATAAACAAGGTAAAATTGAAAGAACTGATAAAAGAAAAAACTTAAGTGGTGCTATGGCTTATGTGTATAAAGTCAGTAAGCAAGAAATAAATAAACTATACACAGAAAGAGGAATATAATATGGGAAAACCAATAGATAGTAGAGCATTAGCTATATTAAAAAAATTAAACCTTGATCAAAAAGATGAACAAGGTCAATACAAAGCATTGTGGGATTGCCACGGTACTTGGGTTATGTATCACAGATACATTGAACAAGCAGGTGCTGAAAATAATATTAATTATGTTTATGATGAAATAGAAACTAATTCTGCAGATGGTATTGTAGTTGTTAAATGTTCAGCTACTATGGTCAAAGATAAGAACACTCATCAAGTAATATCTTATGGTGAAGCATCACCTAAGAATACTAAAAATTCTTATCCATATGCAATGGCAGAAAAACGAGCTTATGACAGATGTGTTCTTAAGTTATTAGGTTTACATGGATTTGTATATTCAGAAGATGAAATGCCTGAAGAAAAATTACAAAAAGGCAGAGCATCAAGTAAACTTGATAGTAATATTAAAATAGTTAACGTAAAGGAGTTAAAAAATAATGATAAATAAAGTTATTTTAGTTGGTAGATTAGGTGCTGATCCAGAACTTAAACAAACCAAAAACGGTGATAGTTTTGCAAACTTATCTTTAGCTACAAATAAAAAAGTTAAAGATAATGAAAAAACTACTTGGCATAAAATAGTTGTGTTTGATCCAAGAATTGCAGACACAATGGGTAAATATGCTAAAAAAGGTACACAGTTATATATCGAAGGTGAAATTGAAACTAGATCTTATAAAGATGCTAATGACAATCAAAGATATGTTACTGAAATAATTGTACCTAGATATGCAGGTGTAATCAAAATGTTAAGCTCTAAATCTGAATCTAAATCTTCAGATTCTGGTAGCGATTTTGACGATCAGTTTTAATAAAATTCCAGTGCATCTTATCCCTTGAGATGTCTAAACACAATGTTAATGCGCATTGGGAATAAAATGCATTAGTGTGAACATAACACACTTAAAGTAACAATGATTGCTCTAATCTTTGTTACTCCTTTCTGCCAGGGGGGTTGGTTATCTAGTAAAATAGATTGTTACCCCCTGGTTAATGGTTCTGAATAAGTATCAGTCCTAGGTTAATCAGATTAAATTAAGATGAAAACAAGTGCGTTGATAGATCTTAAGCCATTTATAATATGATTTAAATGAGTATTTTAGATTTAAAAAAAGAATTTAAAAAACGAAAACTTAAACTTACAGAATGTGTTGAATCATTAGAAGAACTTAATGATTTTATTACTGTAGATATTCTTAAAAGATCAAATATAGATGCATCTCTTGTAGCATTAGTTTCTGCAACAATGACATTATCAAGCCAATATAATAAAAAAAAATTTACAATTGATCTCTTACAATCAGCTTTAGCTACAATTGAGTCTGATAAATACCGAGAAGACGGTAATAAGCTAAATTAGCTCTTTATTTAACTATTTTTTATTAAGGGTACTCTGCTACCGTATTTTCTCTTTAAGGCTACTCTCCGTTGCTCTCAGAGCGTTTTTTATCATCATTTTTCATGCATATATAGTGAGAATGACCTTTTGGATAAAAACTAACAAAACTATCTGTATTTACTATTTCTTTTTGACAATGTTTGCATTTGCCTACGTTTACGATTAATTCTTTGTTTTTTACCCAATTCTTGTTTTTCAAATTGTTTTTCATTTGGAGTATTATTAGCTAAGTCTTCTAAAAACTTATTTAATTTCATTTATTCATTCAGCTATTTTACCCTTGTTTATACCTTTTTTAATAACGTATTTTTGTGTGCCATTAGCTCCAACATTTACTTCTTTACGAAGTAGTTTAAATATGTTTTTTTGTTTAAGTTCTTTTTCTATTCTTTTTAAAAAACTTTCAATTGATTTAGAATCTCTCATTTTTTTTTCTTTTTATCTTTAGGAAATTTAAATGTTAATATTTCATCAACTTTTTCAAAAAGTCTATCAATCCATTCAAAAAAACTATATAAAATTTTATCTATCATTTTTTCTTAAATAAATCCATTCCAGGTTTAAGACCATAAATACTACCAAATATTCCTAATACTAACCATTTGTAAAATTCCGGAAAGTTATTAAAATATTCAAAGAACATATCTAACTTTTGTTTAGCTTGTGGATCTCCACTAAATACACTCCAAGCTAAAACTACTATAGGCAAAACTACAATAATTAAAACTAGCTCATCTTTCCAACCTTGATTATTATTATTCATAACAGCTTTCTGGTATTCAATTTCTCCAGAAGCCATACGAGCCATATAATTTTTTTCTGCTAAAGATTCTAATTGCTGCGCTTCTTTTTTATTTTTATAAATAGTTG